TAGAGCATTTGTCACTGTCATCTGGTCAAAGATAAAGCCACCGCCACTGTCATCTGCCGGTTCTGATTCATAGAGAATCTTATCGGCAAACTTCAGCTCGATGGCTTTATGGGCACTCATCCAGGTTTCAGCGTCCATCATGTGCGAAATTTTCGCTCTGGAAAGTCCTGACTTTGTTTGATAGGCATTTATAATGCTCTCCTTCACTTCACTGAGTAGGTTAATCCCTACCTGCAGATCCGCCACCTCACCAGCAATGAGCATGGCTGGGTTGTGAATCATGATTACAGACAGGGGAGAAACACACACCTCATCTCCTGCCATTGCTATGACAGATGCCGCACTGGCTGCTAGACCATCCACATGAACACTCACTTTTCCGGGATACTCTTTAAGCATGTTGTAAATCTGAGCTGCTGCAAAAGTATCTCCACCTGGTGAATGTATCTTTACAACAACATCATCCGCTTCTGGACCGTTTTCATAGAGTTCTGTCTTAAACTGTTTAGGGGTGATATCATCATCAAACCAAGATGACTCTGCAATATAACCTTCAAGGTGCAAGGTTCTTGACTTTGTCTCCTCAGCTTCATTTACCACCCATCTCCAAAATTTATCCATCTAACCGACCTCCTTTCGGGTATAAAAAATGCACTTCCCAATCTTGAGAAATGCTGTTAATAATTCGCAATATTTTTGTAGTTGTCCACATAAATAGCCTTAGTTATACACTTATCCTCATATGGATTCTTCACCACCTTCATCCAGGGCTTTTTTTGCATAAGCACCCGCCATCTTAAGCGGCAGCATATTACCATTAGTCAGGTATAAATCTCCACCATCTTCTTCAGAAATCGGATCCATGTTCTCCATCTTTCTCACATCATTAACAGAGAAAAAACCATTCTGAATACCAATAGCATAGCCATCCATTCTGGATTTGTAATCTCCTCGCATCAAGGCTGAAGCGTTAAAGGATACAAAACATTTTCCTTTTTCACTTTCAAGAAACAGCTTCTTATTCATGGCCTGCTCTAATCTCACCAGCCAGGGTCTAATGGTATGAACCACAAAACTAATGGACTGGTTCTCGATGTTAGAAAAGCTGGATTTACTAAGATCTGCTACCATATGCGGTGGCACTTGAAAGATTCTACAGATCTCTTCAATCTGAAACTTCCTTGTCTCTAGAAACTGCGCATCAGAGTTTGGCATACTGATTGCCTGATACTGAAGCCCATCTTCAAGGACCGCCACTTTATTGCTACTACTGCTACCTCCATAAGCGCTCTGCCAAGCATCTCTTACTTTCGTTGGATCCTTAAGGGTTCCAGCAGTTGATAAAATTCCACTTGGCGTGGCATTGTTGGCAAAGAATCGACCGCCGTATTCTTCAGCGGCAATATTAAGGCCGATAGCATTTTTCGCTAGGGCCACTGGTGAATAACCCATGACGCCATCAAAACCAAGGCCAGGAACATGAAGCACATCCTCAGGACCTAGATAATGTGTCACACCTTCTTTTCGGTAAGCGTAATAAAGATTTCCTTTACCATCTCTATCCACAGTCATCTTATCCGGAAGCAGTGGATAAAGTGATAGCACCTGACCCTTTCCATTTCTAATAATCTGGCAGTATGCATTTCCCCAAAGAAGTATATGAGTCATCATCGTTTCACGCAGGGTAAAGGATGTCATCTCAGGATTCGGTTCATCATGGAGAAGTCTATAAAGAGGATGCGTGAATATTTTTTCTTTCCCATCATCTTTATACTGATAAGTGTGAAGCGGCAATGATGCCACTGTTTCTGCAATAATTCTTACGCAGGCAAAAACAGCTGTCGTCTGCATAGAGCTTCTTTCATTCACTATTTTTCCTGATATGCTTTGCCCCATATAAAAAGCGGGAGCACTACTGACACTATCTGTCGGTTGTCCTCTCGCCTTAAATAACCGTTTAAAAAAATTAGCCATCTATATTTTCACTCCCTTCTATCACAAAATAATCATGTCCCTTTCATCATAGATGGATCCACCATCACCTGTTGGGTTGACAGTTGCTCTAGCAAGCCCCATGATAAGGGCCACAACACCATCAATTTTTTCAGATGATTTTTCTTTATCCACTTTGATGTTTCCAGCTGGGTCTGTCCTGACCACAATATTATCTGCCATCCATCTTAGGACCGGATGACCACCATGAGCAATCTGCCCACTTAAAGTCAGCCTCATAAGATCCTTTGTCGGTGGGGACATATCTTTAAATCCTTGACCAAAAGGTACTACGCTAAAGCCCATACCTTCAAGATTTTGACTCATCTGCGTTGCTCCCCAGCGGTCATAGACAATTTCTCTGATGTTATACTTTTCACCCAAGCGCTCGATGAACTTTTCAATAAATCCATAGTGGACTACATTTCCTTCTGTAAGATTTAAAAGCCCTTGATTATTCCAAATATCATAGGGCACTTTATCTTTTCTTACCCTCTGATGAAGTGTCTCTTCTGGTAACCAGAAGTAAGGAAGCACCTGAAACTTGTCCCCTTCTTCTAGTGGTGGAAATACAAGAACAAAAGCAGTAATATCACAAGTAGATGATAAATCAAGGCCACCATAACATACCCGGCCTTTTAATTCTTCCGGGTCCACAGGGTAATTGCATAAATCCCATTTATCCATTGGCATCCACTTGATTTCCTGTTTTAGCCACATGTTTAATCTTAGTTGTTTAAAGAGGGCTAAGTCTGCTGGGTCATCTTTGACTCCATTATAATGTTCTCTAACTCTTTCTATAGTAATGGTATGGCCGAGACTTGGGTTGGCCTTATACCAGTTCTTTTCATCTTCAATATCCACATCATCTTCTAATCCATAAATAACTGATAAAAATGTAGGATCAATACGCCTTCCACTTAATATATCTTTTGCCTTTTGATGCATCTCCCAGCCATATCCAGATAGTTTGTTTCCAGCAGTCGTTAAATATAAAAAAAGCGGCTGCGCTCTAGCATCTCCTGAACCTGTGGTTAGCATTTTAGCAAGGTCCGGATTGGGATAAGTCCAAATCTCATCAAGAATAACGCAGGAAGCATTGATACCGGATTTTGATTTTACATCAGAACTCAGCACCTGATAAAAACTCCCAGTCTTTGGATATACGATTCGCTTTGTTGACCTTACTAGATTAGTCACTTTTGAAAGGGTAGAATTTCCTTCCACAAAGTTCATGCTGGTATTAAAAATTATGCTGGCTTGCTGCCTATCACAGGCTGCCACATACACCTCAGCATTTGGTTCGCCATCAGCTAATAGCATGTATAGTGCAATGGCTGCGCCGAGCTCACTTTTTCCATTTTTCTTACCAATCTCCACATAAGCGATTCGGTACTGACGGGTTCCATCTTCTCTTAAGGTTCCAAAGAGCTGCCTCACCAGATCCTTTTCCCAAGGCAGTAACTTAAAAGGCTGACCGGCCCATTTGCCTTTGGTCAGCTTTAACTCTTCAATAAAATTTATAGCATGGTTTGCATGGGCTTCACTAAATGGCATCAGGCCTCCCTCCTTTCACAAGCTTACTTTTCACTTTTCTTTTTCATAATGTCATCTGCTTTTGGAACACCAGCAAGCAGTTCTTCCATAGCATTTCCTTCAATAGTGCTCCCGGAATTATTGATATTGAGTCTGCTTCTAGCCGACGGACTAAGTCCCAGCTCTGAGCAAAAGTTTCTCATCTGTTTTAAGTTCTGCTGGGCAATGGACACTTGAGGAATCTGCTGAATATATCCGGAATTCGTTTTAAGAATAGATCCATGTTTTGAAATAAACTCTTCAGCTTCTTTCCATCTGGCATAAGCCTGGCAATAACCAGCAAAAGCAGCCATATCAACTCTTGTTAAGAGTCCCATTGTTTCTAGCTCCTTCGATAATCTTCTCCATTCCTTCTTGGCATCCGGTTCCAGCCATGACGGGCATTTTGGTGCCTTCTTTTCTGGTTTTGGTTCATTTTTATTGAGCGGTCGTTTCCCTGGATTACCTTCTAGCTCTTTAACCGCTGTTGGTTTTGGTGGTCTTCCTCTACCAGCCATAACTTTCACCTCCTTCATTTTTCTCAAAGAAAAAAGACCCGTAGGGCTTCATTTAAGTCGTAGATCTTGTTAAAGATCCTAAATTATTTGATTTGTATTGACTCTGATTTCTTCTATCGCCCAATCTGTAAAGCTTTTAAACCACTGCCTGCAAAATTTCTCAGCCATCTCTTTAGTGTTCCAGTAGCAGGCCTCATTAAAATCAAAGGTCCATTTAGGATCTCCATCCCATAGGCTTAAATACAGTTTCTTCACTTCCTTAGTTTTCATTGTTACCACATAGAAAATCTCCATTTCCTTCGCCTCCTTCGTTTTGTTATGTACATATATCACTCTGAAGGCTAAATTAGTCAAGGATTACTTCCCACGGATTCCTTTATAATTAAAGTTCCCTTTTCGAATCTCTTCATGATCTGCTTCCACTGCTTTTTTGTATTCAGGGTCTTTGGTTTCCTTATCCTTGCAGCTCATGCAGATGCACTGCTCGTTAAACATGGACATGGTTCGTCCACTCTCTAAACTGCCACCGCAGCGGTCACAATGTTTCTGACTGAAAAATTGATCCATCACTCGTACCTCCTACTCCACATCCACATATTCCATCAACATGGCCAGTGCCTCATCATAGCTATTAGC